AACCTATCTAATTCTTGGTTGATTTTCTGGTTTTTAGAGTCTCTCATGGCCATATCTACATCTCTGGACATCTGCTCTACCCAATATCCTACAGCCATACTTAAAACGTCTAATCTGTCATCATGGGCTAAACTACCTCTATCTCTGGTAACTCTACTCATTTGATAAAACAGTTGGTATTTTAAAGCTGACTCTGGTGGTAAATGCTGTGTAGACGCATAGTCTCTATCAATAACGTCTTGATTAACGATAAGTCTGTGCTGATTAAGAACTGGTTCTAAAGTGTCTACAATTCGCTTTTCTTTTTGTGTGTTGTGTCGAATTTCCTCTATGGTTACTTTATGAGTACGCATAAAGAAAGGTGTAATCATTTTGGTAAACATTCCGTCTCCAAAGTTACTCTCGATAAGTACAAGATTAACCTTTTCTTCTTTGGCTATGTCGCAAAGCTTTTGTAATGTTTGGTCATCATATCCACCAGACAAACCACCTGCCTTAGTGACGAATAATTGACCATGTAACATCTTGACTACAGCGTATGCAGTTTCATCTTTACCACGGCCACTAGGGTCAATAGCCATAACGCTACCAGTATAATCAGCCCAGTCTCCTTGTACCGCCATAGGTCTGTAATAAGCATCACCATTTAGACCAACACATGGTATGTCGTTTATCTTTAACTCTGGTGACGTTGCCCATATCACTTTTTCTGGAGCTTTATCTGGATTTAAATTCATTACGACTAAATCAGAAAGCTTTAAAGGATATTTGTCTAAGTCAGATAATCGAGTATCTAACATAAACTGCATAGCAAAACCAGTACGGCCATACGAAGCTTCTCTCTCCATTAAGTCTTCATCAGTAAATCTTTTAGGGTCTGTAGATTTATTCTCTAAAAGTTTATTAGTTTGTACTTCTTGAAGTATCTTAGGAGCTAAATTTATAGCTAAACTTTTTAATTGTTTGTTATTAGGATATTTAGCTGTCCAAATTCGTAGCCTATATCCTCTTTCTGGTAAGATGTTATATAGGCTTTGCTCAGTCTGAGGTGTACCCAGAAAGAGTATTCTGCCTTTAGGCTTAATGATTGACTCAAACTCTTTGACACTTTCGGATAATTTTTCTCTCATTCCTTGAGTCATAGAGTTGTTAGGTACTTCCACATCATCAGCAACTATAAGGTCAGCACGACTACCCGCTAATTGTCCTGTAATACCTAAAGATTTAACTGAAGGTTGATGAGAAGCCCTAGCAGGTTTTACGTCAAAACTAATTTTAGATTGTCTTTGACTTTCACTTGGTATCAAGTGTTGTAACAAAGGCATCTCATTAATTAATCTTAATGTAAATGTTGAAAAGTCATCAGCTCTAGTTTTACTAGCTGATACAACTAAAATATTAACTTGAGGATTAAGTAATAATTGGTGACATACATAAGCTGAAGTAATCCATGATTTACCAACTCCTCTAAATGCTTCTACAATTTGTCTTTGATGTTCTCTAGATTGTATAAAATCTGCTATATCGTACTGTATAGGTGTTGGTTCTGGTAGTTTTAAATGTTTCCAACAGATATATAAAAAATTACGAAAGTCTTTTAACTTACTGTTGATTTCCTGCATGGCTTAATATTTTCTCTTCTGCTTCTTCTTCTGTAAATGGTAGTTCATCTACTAAAGATTTCAAGGAGGAGTTTTCTACGGGTAATCCCTCTACGCCATTATCTTTTAAAAACTGTCTAGCTACATTTAAGTCAGAAGCTTTTGCTTCACCACTTTGTACTTTTTCTAATAAATTTTTAGCTAGTTCATCATGTAACTTATCTAATATTTTTTCTCTATCTGTAGCCATATTATCTTTCTATTAAATATTCCTCTATCCAAATAATTTTTTCTTTTATAACCGCAATGTCTTGTTGCATTTGTGATATTGAGTCAGACTTCTTTTCAACAGCTTCAAGTCTTTCTGAAACCATTCCCCATGACATTGCAACTGTAAAGATTATCATAATGTAAGGTAAAAGAGGTTTAATATTTAAATTGTTCATAGTTATTTACACTGTATTTTAGACATATCCTTTTGACATAAAACTCTATATTCATCATCAATCTGAAGTTTTATACTTTTTATTTTATATCCTAGTTCTAAAACATCTTGTTTTATTTCTAGAACATTCTGACTTTCTTCTACACCTGCAATTCTAATTTTTAATAATTCAAAATCGCTAAATAGTTTTCCTACTACAAATACGTTACCTATTAATGCTGAAATAAGTGAACCTATTATAACTATATTTTTAAGGTTTAAATCTAAAGTCATTTACAAATACATTCACCACCACAATAATCACACATTACGGCTTTACTATATCTGATTTAACTTTTGCTACTGCGTCTTTCCAAGTAGTTGTGCCATTGACACTATCCCAGTATTGCATGTCTAACTGGTCTTGGATTGACGGATAAGCATCTGCTCTATCTCTTTGATACTGCTTGTTGTCATAATCAGTTTGTAACTCAGCTTTCTTGGTTGATACTTCACTCCATGTAAAATCCTGTGTGTCTTTGTAAATGGCAGTACCATTTTCATCAGCACCAGAAATATATTTTACTTGGCTTTCGTACTCAGCTTGATTGCTAGGTTCACCATTGACTACTACTTGAGCATTTGCATCAAGAGATTGGATTGCACTTATTACATCTGTCATTGTTTTTTCCTTTCTTTAATTTAATTAGGCTAGTACTTCCATTAAAACAAAAGTAGGTGTAGAGTTATCACTATCATTAGCACCTGCTTTTAAAGTAGAATTACTACCCTCAGACCTTTTTATTTGAATTTTATAAGTAACCTCAGAGGTAGTAGAAGGACTATCTAAAATTGTAAATGTTGCTGAATTGGTTGATTGAACACCACTATTTCCTTGGTCATATGTACTTGCTTGCCAAGAGTTTAAAGCAGTAGAACCTCTCAATATTCTACCTCTTGATGTAACTCCTTGAGAGCTACCTGATGCGTACAACATTCCATAAAATAAAACTAAAATTTTACTGCTTGTAGCTGTAGGAGTAATGCTAGCATTAAGGTTAGTTACATCTACATAGCTTGAACTTGATGTATTAAAATCACTTGTAACTGGTTGAGATGTTAAAACTTGAGCAATTTTACCTGTATCAATACCACTAGGCAACGTACTAACAGCAGAGATTGATTGATTGTTTAATTTAATAAGTGCCATTATGCTAGTACCTCCATTGCTGTAATTGTTGAAACAAATCTTCCCACATAAACATTATCTGAATCATCTGGCGGTCTATTCACATAAATATTTCTAGGATAATTATCACTAGCTCTTACTTGAACTTGATAAGTTATTTGACTGGTTGTTGAGGGAGTATCTAATAATTCTCCAACTTGTGATAATGCAGATTTAGAAATATCAAATCCTGAAGTTTGCCTTCCAAGTCCTATAAAAGCACTAACTCTATTTCCACCACCACTATCTCCTATGACACTACTAGCATTTCCACCATTAATTCTTACATACATTGTAGCAGAGTTAATACTAGCCATTAAAGATAGCCTTACTAAAATTTTACTGTTTGTTGCAGAAGGTGTTATGTTTACACTTAATCCTGTTACATCAACAAATGAATCTGATTGAGTAGTAAAGGTGCTTGTTTTAGTTGTTGCAACTACTTGACCAATCTTACCACCACCAATCGTAGCACTACCACCCAGTGATACTGCACTACCATTTAGTGTAATTGAACTATTCTCTAGCTTGGTATTTGATACTGAACCATCAACAAGTTGAGAAGTTCCTACTGAACCGCTACCTACTCCTGTTAATGTAATACTTCTTTCTGCAATAATAAAATCTATAGAATCTGAAGAAGTTAATGCTGAGTCAAATATAATTGTAGCATTGCTTACAGTATAACTACTTTGAGGTTTCTGAATGATTCCATTGAGGCTCACAGTGAGGCTCTCTGCACTACTAGGTACATACGCAACACTATTTAAAGTTAAATTATATGTAGCTGTAGCACTTGCTGTAATATTATCTAAGACTGCTCTGTCTGATAAGTTTGATATATCTCTACCTATGTATGCCATTAGCTACCTTCCTTTGGATATTTAGCTTTGATAGAGTTTATTGCATCTTTCCAAGTTGTAGTTCCATTAACTTGGTCATCAAACTGCATTTCAAATTGATTAAGTTTATCGTATTCTTTTTTTCTATCTCGTTGATATTGATTGTTGTTATATTCTGTTGTTAGTTCAGCTAGTTTATTATTTATTTCTTCATCAGTTGGTTTTGCAATATCTTCATCTAACCATTCTAAATCATTATCTCTAATAATATATTTTGCATTAGGTGTTAATACCTGTAATGCTTCATGTTTACCAATACTCATTTTATCCTTCTATCTCCAAAAGTGTTACTGTTGAAATACATTGTGAACCATTGTCATTAGATGACCTGTTCCAATAAATTGTTCCAGAATATCCAGAAGCCTCAACATATCTTAATCTGTATGAGACTTGTGAAGTAGTATTCGGTGAGTCCATATAACTAAAACTATATTCACCCACATTGTTAGAGCCAGAAATACCTATACTATCGTCAGGAGTTCCAAAAGCACCGTGTGAAGTTGTAGGGTGTCCAAGATAAGCACTGTCTAAGTCTGGCATAATATTACTATCGCCTCTTTGTATTTTTACACCACCATTTAAATTACTATTTCCAAAACCAAAAGTGCAAAGAAGCAATATTTTACTACTTGTAGCACTAGGGGTTATATTTATATTTTCCCATAAGTTACTTGAAGATGTAGCAACAGTTTTTGTTTTATTGTGGTAATACTGAGCCTGTAAAACTTTACCACCACCAACACCACCTATAGTTCCAGTAAAAGTATAGTCAGCAGTAAGGTCTAATTTAGTATTACCTACTGCATCATCAACAATCTTAGCTGTACTAATAGATGCGTCAGCAATACTGTTTGTTATAATTTTAGTTATAGCCATTAGATACCAAATGCCTCCTTAATTTCATCTACTGTTAATCCTAAGTCTTGGAGTTTTTGTTTAGCAGATTCTTTGTTGTTTTCTTTAGATGTGATTAGATTTGCTTCATACTCATTAGCTTGTGTTTCTAGTGCGTTTAATTGTGCGTCAGTAGGTTTAGCAGTATCTAAATTCCATTCATCAATATAGACAACACCATTTCCGTCATCTTTTAAGATTACATCAGTTTTAAAATCAATATCTGCATTTACATATAATTTAATTTTGTTTGCTAAAGTTCCCATTTATACTCCTATTA